GACTGCGCATTGGTGCTGCCATGATTGGACTCCTTAGATGGCGTTAATGGTTGCAACGAACTGACTGCGCGAGACTTGTACTTGCACTACTGTGTAAGCATCGCCCCAAGCGTTGTCAACGCCGTTAGAAAGACCGATGATACGCATATCACCGACCGCACCTGACCCCGCAAGGGAGGTGGAGATCATGCACTGAGACAAGCCTATGGTCGTAGAACCAGCAGTAATGCTTGCAAAGTTGGCTTGATCGCCAATTGAGGTTTGAGCCAAGCTACCATTTGCCTGAATGTCGTAAACGATATTCGGGTCAGAGTAGTAGTAGGTCACTTCAGAACCAGTTTGGTACGCAGTGTTTGCGGTCCATTGATTGCTGACAATACGACGGCCGGTTGTATCAGTGTACTCATGACCAGCAAAAGCGCCTTGGTAGGCGCTGCCGGCAGTAGCAGCAATGATGTTTCCAGACGTGTCAAGGGCCACAGGCTGGCCCTTCAGAATTCCGGTGTTGTAACCGGAGGCAATACCGCTCGCAAGCGCCACAGCGCGATCCAGACCCGATGGGTGGAACGAAGGACGCAGGCCGAACGGAGCAGAGGTTGAACTCATATCTAACTCCTTTGTTAAGTCCTCACCCGTAAAACACGGGTGTTTGGACGTTTCGGTTCAAGTTGCCAAAGCCTTCACCTTCAACACTTCCCAGACTCTTGCCTGAGCTATCGCGGTTGCCCTGAAGCTGCTCAACTTGGACTTGGACCTTGTCCGCCTCCTCCTTGGGTGCCTCATGGTGCATTTGAGTCATGACCTCCTGATAAACGTCCATTGGAAGTTTATACAGGCGCATCTCATTGCACGCGATAAAACCTATGTCTTCGCCAGCCTTTACGCGGTAATTGTCGAATCCGGGTAACTCTTCCGCTCTCACGGGAACATACCCTAATCGCATCCGCTTATCGATACTGTCGTAGCCATTGGTGGTTGATAACCAGCAAAGATGCCATCCCGGAATATCCGGAACCTTCGGCAGCGCACTTTGTGTCCATTCATCGCTCCACATCTTGCGACGTTCCTGCTTTGAAATGAACTCCTCTTCGGGAGCAGCCCGCGATAAATCTTGTGAAGATCTGCTTTCGCGACCACCCGCGTTGAGGGTTTTTTTGAGACGAGCATCCATAATGTTTAGTTCCTTCTGTTGCGGGCTTCGATTGCATATCGCTTAATCATCTTGTTGCGCTTTTCGGGGTCATCCCAAAAACCGGCATCTTTCATTGCTCGAACCTGTTCAGGTTCCAAAACAAATTGGCTGCCATTAACGCGACTAGACTCACGACTTGAACCTGTGACCACACTTCGGGGACTCCTTCTGGAATTCTCGCCAGTATCTCTAGTATAACGGTGAGGCAAGCGCTTTTGCAAGCGGTTGTCAAGTTCATCCCAATAATCTTTGTTGGCGGGGTCCCAACCCTCGGCAACAAGGCGATTGTCAATAACTTTGGCGATCTGGGTGTCCTCGTCCCCGGCATCCGGGTCGTACCACGAGTTTCGTTCCATCCAGTCGTTGGCCAAACGCACCAGTTTGGGGTTGGCCGGGGCTGATTCCGTTGAGCCGGCTTTGGCAACCTGCTCCTTGTAGTTGTTCATCGCCTCCAGCTTCCGACGGGTGTCGTACCAAAGTTCCTGAGCCTTGGTAAACGCATCCCCATCGGAGTTGTCCGTGGCCTCCTTCATCTTCCCTTGGGCGTATCGCAGGCGGTACTGCTCGTCCTCTATGGCCTTGTCGTAGCGGGCCATATCCGCGCCGTGGGTCTTGCGCTCTACAACGGACAGACGCTCCATCAGCTCCTGATTCTGGCGTTGCAGCAGACCAAGGCGCTGGTCCTTCTCCTCGTTGGTGCGCTTGATGTAGTCCTTTTTGGCTCGGCGGCGGTTACGACGGGCCTCACGGACTGCGTCAGAGTCGTCTGGATGGTCAACGTCACCGGCATCATCAGCATTGTTGTCGGACCTGTTGTCAATTTGATCGGCTAAGTGGTCAGGCAGGTCAACCGTGACTGAGCCGTCTTTTTCCTCAACGACGTTGAGATCTTCAGTTTTTTCTTCGGTAGTCATAGGAAAGCCCTCACTTTAAGAGGGTCACCCGTGAGCTGGGCGATAACTTCGTGGTCGTTTAGGACCATGAACAGGGAGGCGTCTTCCTGCGAATCCTCGCCGGGGACCTTGACCTCCCAACGATCTCCGCCCCACTTGGGTACGCGGATGTAGTCACCCACTGAGCACCAAGATCCCTCTGGCCAAGATGCCATCGTGTCACGATGTTTGAATGCCAGCGGTCCTATTGCGATGACTTTTGCCACCATGTTTTGCCATTTTTCGGTTTCCTTGGTTTCTTCGACCAAAATAATTCCGGATGCAGTTGTTGCCTTTTTTGAACGGCGGAGTTGTACCAAAATACGTCCGCCAAGAGGTTTTGCACCGGGATCTACGCTCGGAAATGCCCAAGCCATCTCAGCTTCGTTAGAAGCTACCGGGTTACTCATTTTCATCTTCTTTCATCAGATTGTTTAGAATTTCGAGGGCCTCTTGCAGGCCCGCGTTGTGGCCGACCAGTCGGGTGTAAGACTCCCAGTTCGTCGCATTACCAGCAACGAGGGACGAGGCTATTTCAGCCTGACGAGCCTTAATTCCGCCGATCAAGTCGGATAGGGTTCTCATTTTTTCTTAGCTTGTGACAGGCCTCCTGACTGTTTGGTTGGGGTAGACCCCTTCATGCTCTGGCCATCAAGCTTCTCGCCCATAGCCATGCGTTTGTGCTGGGGGACCTGCACGCTCTTTTGTTCCTGATCACTGGTTGCCATAGTTAACTCCTTGGGTTGGTTCAGCCTTGACTTGCTCAAAATTGAGCTTCGCCGCATCGCGTGTTAAGCGGGCTGTTTCGATGCGTTCTTTCATGTCTCGGTCGCCAATAGCAATGGCCAGCTTGAGTTGCAGGTCCTCCATGGCTTCCTTTTGGTCTTGCTGCAGCTTGGCCATGTCAATTTCAATCTTGGCCGCCAGAGCCTTGTCCTTGAGGCCCATCTCTGCCTCGTCGCGCTTGGCCCGGCGCTGGGTCTCGGCCATGCTGGTGTCTAGCAGCACCTTGGTGTCCGGTGTCATCTGTGGCTGCGGTTTGAACTTTTGCAGGTTCTGCACCAACTGCTGGATGATTGGCATGATGCCCTTGAGCGTCTCGTCGGCGTCCATCTCAACGTGCTGCGAGGCCAAGGCAAACAGCTTGTCCACCGCCTTGGGGTCCTTTTGCAAGTCGTAGTCTTGCAGTTTTTGGCCCATGGCCTTCTGAACGTAGCCCGTCATGCGGCTCAAATACCAGAGCACAATGTGCTGCTTGATGTGCTCGACCGCCTTGGGCAGGTATGTCGGCGCAATAATAGGGTTGCCGCCGAAGATTGGGCTCTTGGCAAAGTCCAAGTGGGCTTGAATGTGGCCAAGATGGTCCTGCTCGGGGTAGGCGTAGGCACCTTGACCGATTGCCATGGCGACGTTCTCGTTGGCTGAGTCCATTTTGACCGGCGACGGCACGTCAACCATGATTTCGTTGATCCCGGGCACTTTTATCTGCTTCAGGAAACGCTGGATCACCACTTTCTTGTTGAACAGCTCAGGGTTGTCCTTCATGATGGCCATAACCGCTTGGGTTTGGGCCATCCGCTGAGTTTCACTGAAGATGTGGGGGTCAGACACCGGAATAACGTCGGTCACGCGGGCAAAATCCTCGCGTTTGACATCTAAATCCTCCACAACCTCGCCGCGCTGCATGTCGTTCAGATACCAGCGGTTTATTCGGCTTAGAATCTTGAGAACGCGAGCCTGAGACTCGTGCAAACGGGCATGGATAGAGCTAAAAACAACCGCGCCCTGTTCAATCAACGCTTGCGTGGTGCCAACCGGGGTGTTGCTGTTGACATCAGCAATTTTTTCCTCTGCCGTGGTTACAACACCCTTGGCGGCGTTGGTCAACCAGCCCAAAAGTTCAAAAAGCACGGGCGATGGCGGGTTGAACGGCATGGGCATAGCCATTTTGCGCACGTCATCTACGCCCGGGGCACCCTCAATCTCTACAACCTGCGTGACTTCAATCTCTTGGGACTGGCCAGAGATCTTGCCGCCCTTGAGCTTCAGGAGCGTCGCAGCGTTGTTGATGTGGGCAGAGTCCAGCAAGGCTCGCAGAGAGCCTGTGAGGGCCGCTGAGAGGCCTCCAATGAGCTGTGGCAGGCCAACACCCTGAGCGCCACGCCATGGGATGAACTTAAACTCAATAACCCAGTCCAGTTTGGTGTAGGTGTTGTCACCCTCCTCCCAGTTGCGGTACAGGCCGATCACTTCCGTAGAGAGTTCGTCAATCATCAAGATGTACGGGGCCATCTCGCCCTTGGTAACGGGGTCGTCGTCTAGTTCCAGCCATGTGTAGATGTGGTACACCCGGCGCACGGCGTCCTCGTTGTCGTTCTGGGACTTTCCCTCAACCTTGTTCGTAGCCTTCTG